GGTGTGATCTATTCTACTGATTCAGATGATTACTATGATGTGTGGATTAAACGAAAACAATCTATGGGACGTATTTTTGAGATCGACATGTTGACTATTCAACGTCATCTTGAAAACAACAAAAAACCATATGATGCACTGTACTCTATTGATGATCATGCGCCTGAGCTCCTGAGCTTATATCTTGGTAAAAAGATTGCTCTTGAGTCTATGGTGATATTGAATGACTTGGAAAACTACTTGGACAAATGGGAGCCACTCATTATGTTGTGGAACGATGAATTCAGGTTGATAAGAAAAGTCAAAAAGTTTGTTAAATATAATCCAGATGTGGTAAAATCTATCTATAATCGGTACAAAGAAGAGATGCAATAATCATGGGACGCACTTATACTCATAGACGCGAGATTGATGACCAAGATCGTCAACAAAAAATTAAAAATAAACCGAGAAAACATTCACGAAATGCCACAGGTGAGGGCATGCGTGTTATAAATAATTGGTCGGAAGATGATTACTCAATGTATGAAGACTCTGACGAATACTTCGAAAATACTTCGCAACACAACGTAAACAAAAGGAAATAATATGGATATCACTACACTTCGTAAAATGCGTAATTCTGACTTCGGCAAAATCGCGGCAGAATTTGAAAAGGGTACTACAGGCGGCTCAGGCGAAAAGAAATCATACGCTGATGAACGCATGTGGAAGCTGGACCCTGATAAAGCAGGTAACGCAACTGCTACAATCCGATTCTTGCCACGTCACACTGCTGACGAATTGCCTTGGGTTAAAGTTTGGAACCACGGTTTCCAAGGACCTACAGGCAAATGGTACATCGAAAACTCCCTCACTACTATCGCACAGAATGATCCTGTTTCTGAGTTGAACACTCGTCTCTGGAATTCTGGCTTGGAATCTGATAAAGATGTTGCACGTAAACAAAAGCGTAAGCTTAAGTATATGGCAAACATTCTTGTCGTAAGCGATCCTAAGCATCCCGAGAATGAAGGTAAAGTTTTCATCTACCAATTCGGTAAGAAAATCTTTGACAAAATCATGGACAAAGCTAAGCCTACTTTTGAAGATGAAGACCCAGTAAACGTCTTTGATCTTTGGGAAGGTGCAGACTTTAAACTGCGTCAACGTAAAGTTGAAGGCTATCCTAACTATGATCAGTCAGTCTTTATGGAACCATCGGCGGTTGCTGACTCTGATGAAGAAATTCTGGAAGTTGTCAACAAGCAATATCGCCTTGGTGAATTCCTTGAGCCAAAGAACTTTAAGACGTACGACGAACTTGCTCGTAAGTTGAATGATGTTTTGAATGGTCAATCGGCTCCAACCGCAGCTCAACAAGATGCTGACACAGATGCTTATGAAGCTCCTGTTGCTCGTCAAGTTGTTCAAGAAAAACGTGCACCTGTTAAAGTTTCATCTGCTCCAGTAGAAGATGAAGACGACGATGCAATGAGTTTCTTCAAGAAAATCGCTCAAGAAGACTAAAAGGAAAGGGACCGAAAGGTCCCTTTTTAAATATGGAAGATGGAAAAACAATTGTATATGATGTGGTGTACCAAGATCGTATAGTTGGAGAGCTTAAGAAGCTTGCGCCTGCTATACCTCTTATTAAATCACAAGCACAGTATCTCAACCAAAACATCGAAGACTATAAAATCGTTTTAAAGTCCAATGGTAATGTTGTGTGGTCTGGATCAGTAAGCTAATCTAGAACCTGTATATCTATTTAGTGATCCATCATCTTTTCTAGTTGGTAGATCATACTTAGTAACTTGAGTATTGTTGCTTACGTTTGTGTTACTTACGTTTGTGTTGTTAGAAGATTTTGCAGAGTCATTTCTAGCTTGCTTTAGTACTGTATTGTCGTTAGTGCCTTGACTTATAATTTCTCCAGATTTCGAGCTTTCTGCTGGGACGACATTTAAACTTGTAGCAGAGTTGTTCTCTTCAGGACTTATAATATTGCTGGTCATTTCGCTCGATGTCATTGCAGCTTTAGCTTTAGCTTTAGAGATAGCCTCGGTAGCTACTTTTCTAGCCTCTTCACCTTTTCCAGTATCTAATAGTTTTTTAACTTTAAAATAGTCTTTCTTTTCTACCTTAACATCATAGTCCCCAGTAGACTCATTACTTAATGTATAAGTATCTTTTCCAAACAATCCACCAGATTTTCTTTCGCCTAAAATACTAGAATACTCAGTAGACACTTTACCGTTAGCGTCTGTTTCTTTAGAGCCTAGTGACAATATTCTACCAGTGTCTAATCCCTTAGCGCTAAATAATGCTCCGAGAGTTTCGCTGCCTAATACACTTTTTGCAGTAGTAATGTTTTGTTCAAATTTACTAGATTCTTTATATGTTCCATTTGAACCTGCCATTGATTGTTGGTCTACTGCTTTATTTGTCCCTATCTTAAATGTACCAGATGCACCATCACCAGAAGCGTTAACTTCTTGTAGTACCCTTTTGCTTATTTTATTATAGGCTTCTGTGTTTACTATATTGCCGGCTGTGTCCATTGCGCCAGCTTTTATAGCTCTTTCTTTTACGATTTCATCTCGATTTTGAGCTTTTAGTGTACCAGAATTTCCACGATTGAATGTGTCTTTAACTCGATCTATAAAGCTAGGACCATTTGGATTTTCGTTTAAGTACTTAGTTTCAGTTGCAATTCTAGTTGCTGCAGCTTCATTTGCAAGGTTTCCTCCAAATAGTCCGCCAACTTTTTCTATGCCACGACCAAGACCAGATTCTGCTTTTTGGAATAGAGACATTCTTTCCCAGTTAGCATCATCTTGTTTAGTATCAATCTCTTTACCACCAACGCCAAGTTTTCCTGCAACATAGTCTGCTGCAAAAGGAGCTGCGACCAAAGCAGCACCTGTAGCCAATGATGCTCCGCCAGCGCTTCCTAGTGCACCTATAACTCCACGTCCTAAAGTTGCACCACCTTTTAAGACAGCGCCTGCGCCACGTGCTATACTACCACCAGCTCTTCTTAAAACTTTTCCTGCTCGACCTAAAGTTCCTTTGCCTCTACCTATTAGATCACCTATGCCAGGGCCAGAAGATTCTTCTTTATCGCCATCATCCTTTTTAAGACTTTTATCTAGTAATCCAAACGCTTCAGCCATCTTTCCAGTGTTCTCAGCTATCTGTTTAAGGAATACTGTTTGCTGATCCATAAACAACTTATTCTCATTTTGCGACTCTTCTGAGCCTCCAAGAGAAGATGATGTACTAGATGGCATAGCACCAGATGATGGATTCATCCAACCAGAATATTTTCCAGGTTCTTCTTCTTTCTTAAATGGATTTAAATGAGCCGCTCCAACAAAACCTTGTTTTTCAAATTCAGCTTTATCTAGATGTTCTGATATTAATCCACCAGAGCCACGCTCAAGTAGACCAGTTTTATCTAAAAATCCACGAGGAGTTAAAAAATCTTTTAAGTTGTTTTTAAATTCACCAGCTCTAACTCCAAGAGTTCTAAACTGTGAGCGTCTTTCTAAGTCTACACCAGCTCCATACCCAACATCATTTTGCACTTTTGGTGTACCAGTGCCTGCCATCTTCCCAGCTAGCTTAAAGGTGTCATTAAGAAGCTTTAATTGCTTCTCTACTTCTTTAGCATGCTTTTCATCTTTTTCGTCTTTCGTTTTTTTATTACGAAACATTTCTAAGATGTTGATGCCATCTGGTGATGTTGTGGTATTCATTAGCTTTGTAACCTTTGTTTTTCTTCTTTTAAGTGCTCTTTAAGCAGATGTACATAAACTTCTCTCTCATAGGGTATCATATTATTTAGATCTTCTAAACTATATTTATGATGCTGCATCAATGCAAAATTTGTTTTATAGTGATTGTATGCAGTTTCATGAGAGAGATTAATTAGAAAAAATTTGAGATGCCTGACAATATTTTTTTATGATCTAATGAACACACCGGACACTTATATTCTACTCTGTGCTGGTACTTAGGCATAGACTCAAAGAAATCTTTCATCTTAGTAAATTGTTCTGATGTTAGATTGTTTACGAATTCTACCATCTCTTCTAATTTAGTATCTTTCCCATGATGAATTTCGTCGCCACTATAAATCATATCAATAGACTGTGCCATTACTTCAATAACACTATTGACGTCACCATCATTACTATCACTCAGCGCTGCTAATTTGCTTAGCATATTAATTCCAGGATACTTCATGATGATGCCAACATCGTCAAATAGAGGAATCTTTTTACTGTGATCTGGATCAAACTCTACATCAATCTTTGTGATGTCGATGTTTAATTTAACTGCAGCTTTAGGATCATTTTCACATGTGTCGCAATAGAACATTAGGTCAACGGTTTCTCCAACTGACTTTGCTCTAATTTGGCAGAAGATATACTCAATATCAAATGTTGCAAGTGATTCAACATCTATTTTATTTTTAGCGCATGATTCAATAATACCCTTTAAAGTATCAGACATTACTGTCACGTCTTCACTTTGCTGAGCAATTAATAGAGCCTTTTCTTCTTTAACTAGAAACGGTCTGAATTTAAACTTCTCTTTTGTAGAGGGAATCTCTAGTGTATAAACTGGAGTGTTTTGTACTGGTAAAGCCATTATTTGTCCTTTCGCATTTGTTCAATCATCTTACTCAATTCAGTGGTACTACCAACAAACACACTATTGTTTGTGACATTGGTAACACCTTGGGGTGTACGTTCAGTATCTTTGCTTTCTAATTTTGCATGTTTAGTGTGTAAGTCTAGTAGTTGATGGTTTATATCAGCCACATGTTTCATCAGTCCTCCAACAACTTCAAAAGCTCTTGGATGTTCTGAAACCTTTGCTATTTCAAGTGCGTGGTTTACAGCATCTTGCCCTTGACGTAGTAATTCATATAGGTTGCCACGAGTCTTTTCATAGTCTGTTTGTATAAAATCATTTTTATAAGTTTCACTAGGTAGTATTTCTACTACTTCGGCCTCTATCTTTTGAGTAGGTGCCACATTAAATATTTCAGAGAGTTTATCTATCATGTTAAAAGACTTCCTAATCCAGTTTCTATGCCCTGTGACTGAATTTGTGCAATTGCATTTGCAGCACTTATTTGATCGGCATACTGTTCGTTAAAAGATAATGCATTCTGTAAATATTCAGAAGGTACTGTAGTTGCCCAAACACTACCAGAATTTGCATAATCAAACGGTATCACACCGTTCAATGGTGTATTTTTATTTGTATTAAAGATGTTTTGGATGCTAGGATCACCACCTAAAGTATCATACATTTGAACACTGCTGTACTTATAATTAAAAACCACTGCAAGTTTCATCACGTCTTTACTATTTTGATCTAATGCAATCGATTGAATATTTTTTGGATACGCTTCATAAAGAGTCATTTTATAAATGTTCTTGTCATTAGTATCTAATACTGTAACGTCAATGTCAGTTGTATAATTGTCGTAGTAATTTATTGTTCTTGATATTGGATTAATAACACAATTAATCCATGTATCGAAAAAATGTTTCACAGTCATTGCTTGATCTACATAAAAATTTAAAGTGACTGGATCAAAATTTCTGTCATATGGAATTTCACGTTGCTCACCAAAGGTTCTGGTTGGTTGAGTAGCTATATTAATTCCAGGAATAGATGTGCTTTCACAAAACAAATGAATTATTTGAAGGTTGAACATATCTTTCTGAATAAGATCTGGCAATCGAAAATCAACTAAGAATCTATTGTTCTTAGCTAGTGCACGACTTTTAACTTCTTCTTTAAATCTTTGTAACGACATTATTGACCCCAAACGTTATTTTTTCTAGTTTTAGCAAAGCTTTCTACTGGCAACATCAACGTTGTAGTCCAATCTGTAGGAGCTACCATTTTCAATGGACTTTGTAGATGAGTCCCTAAATATCTTTTTACACACTTCGCGGCAAGTTCATGTCTAGCAAGACCTTTGATTGCTCCCCATGAATATCTAAGTCTGGTTTTCTCATCAATAGCCTTTGTATTTTTAAATTTAAGAAGACCGTCAAACAATACTATCCTAAGTTGATAAGGAAGATAGTGCATGTTTAAACCAATGAATCCATCTTCAGTTTTCTCAAATGGAAATACTAAAGGAAATCTATCATAGTGCGGCAACTCTTCTTTGTATTTTGGTTCATAAAAGAACATGTACATATTGCCTGGAATAATCTGAGTTACTCTATCTCCATGTGTCTTATGGAATAGATTAGTGTTAATGCGTTCACGCGACAAAAGAGTAGCCTGTTGCTGAAACCAACCTTTAGACTTAGACACAATTGATGGATCGTATCTGTATTTTTCGTAAATGTCTTTAGTACTCATATTCCTAATTCGTGTTCGGTTAGAATGATAAACTCCATGTCGCGGTCTTTTGCGTATCTAGTAGCTGCCTTCCACTTAGCCTCATTAACTCCCCACGTCTGTACTTCTTTAAGAAATCTAGGAGTTCTTCTAGAAGGAGCAATAGGAGGTTTTGTTTGAATAGCTGGTTTAATTTCTACCAGATACTCTTTTGTGTTTCCATTTATATCTTTTATTTTTACTCTAAAGTCTATAAAGTATCTATGTGGTCTATTATCTATAGGAGAGATGTATGGCACAATTGTTTCTTCAGAATGCCATTTTATAACTGCAGCATTGTTATCACACCATATAGCAAACTTGGTTTCCCAGCTAGATCTCATCACTATGCTTGTTGGATCTCCCGAGTATTTTTGAGGATTCTTAGGAACAAATTTTCGTTTGTGGTACATAGATATAAATAAAGGATAGAGCTCTTAACTATTTATAGGACTTCCAATGGCCCAAACAACAACAGTACCAGTACCGCCAACTGGTGTGCCAAAATCAGATTATGTTAAAAAGAAATACCAGAAAGATAAGTATTCTGTACAGGGATATGAGTACCCGAATGATTTAATGGGCAGAAACAATGAATATGGCGGAAATTATGCTATATTCTATATCAACGTGGCTGAAGATTCTAAGATGATTACAAATAAGCAGGTTGCTACACTATCTGCTGCAGATCAAACTATTGCTGACAAACAAAGAGTTAAGAAAGCTATTACTGGACTTGATATAGATAAAATCGACGCAGTGGTAGGTGGAGCAGTCGCAGGCGGAGTGCTTGGTAAAGTAGCAGGGTCTTTTCTTGGTTTTGGCGGAGCTACTAAAGGAGCTGTTGTTGGCGCCGGCGCCGGTGGAGTATTGGCAACTCAAACATCCAATTTCACACGTAGTCAAAAGAGACTTCAAACGGCAATTGCACTTCATATTCCAAATGACTTGTCTATTAGATATGGAGTAGGATGGGGAGAAGACGAAATGTTTGCGGCAGCCGCTGCTATGTCAGGTGCACAAGAATTAGCGTCAGCAAATGTTGGTAATGTTACTAGTACAGGTGCCGCTGCTATTCTAAGAACTGCGCCAGGCGGATCATTCTTAGGTGTTGCTGCTGGACTAGCTCCCAATCCAAAGAAAGAACAGGTATTTAATGGAGTTGATTTTAGAGCTTTCAATTTCAATTATAGATTTGCTCCAAGATCTTCTGATGAAGCTAAGAATGTGATAAACATAATTAATACGTTTAAGTATCATATGCATCCAGAGTATAAAGATACTACTGGTTTCTTATTTTTGTATCCTTCAGAGTTTGATATTGTATATTATCACGGTGCTGAAGAAAACTTGAACATTCATCGTCATACTTCTTGTGTATTAACAGACCTGACCGTAAATTATTCTCCCAACGGAGTGTTTAACACATTCTCGGATGGTATGCCTACAGAAATTGCTGTTCAAATGAATTTTAAAGAGCTTACTATTCTTACAAAAGAACTTATTCAGGATGGTCTATAATGTATTTTGCAAACTTTCCAACTATTGTCTATGATTTCAACATCAATGGCAAAACTGAATATAAAATCATAACTGACGTAACACGAAATGTTAGATTTAGAAAAAAAATTCTAGAGAACATTGCTCTTTACGATGAATACGATATTCAAGAAGGAGAAACTCCTGAAATTATTTCTGAAAAGATTTATGGTACTCCATTCTATCATTGGGTAATTATGCTAGTAAATCAGCGTTATGACTATATGAATGATTTTCCTATCACTCAGCGAGAATTAGATGCTTTAGCTGAGGAGAAATATGGTGACACTAAAGATCACGCTAAATACTATCTCTATAAAGATCCAATCAGTGGATTAAGTGTACAAAAAGAATGCCCTATTACGCTTGTTCTAAAAGAGTCCAACGCTTTAGGTAGTAGCATTGGTGCTATCAATGTTGGTGATGTAATTACAGTAAAAGATTTTGGATACAAAGCTCGGGTAGATCAGATTTTAGTTCCATCCAACGGAACTAACATCACTATTATATCTTCTCTTAGAACTGGCCAATTCATAACCGGTGCAGATACAATTCTGTTCGAAGATTCTACCGCGGATCTAGTATCTTTTTCAGTGCCTGCACAGTACTCTACTGTTTCTAATTACCAATATGAAGACATTGTAAACGAATCAAAGCGAAGAATAAAAATTGTCAATGCAACTTACATTGATCAGATATTAAAAGAGTTTGAAGATCTTCTATGAACAGTAATATAAAAGAAGCAATTAAATTTGCTGGAGATGTTTCTTTAAGAAAAATTGAAATTGTTGGATCCAACAATTTCGCGGTTGACATCTCTAAACAAATTGCTCAAATAAATGTCTATGAAGACTTGTTTTCTCCGTTTATTACGATGTCTATCGTAGTTCGAGAATCAGTTGACTTTGTTTCAGCGCTTCCACTTAGAGGTGAAGAGTATATTAATGTAGAGATTGCTACACCTTCATTTACAGAACAAGAGCAAATTATTAAAGGCAGGTTTTATGTTTACAAGTTAAGCGATAGAACTGAAGTAGGTAAAAAATCTATTGTATATGTTCTTCATTGCATTTCATATGAAGCTATTACTGACATGAACATAAAGTCTAGTAAAGCATATAGAGGAAAACCATCTGAAATCGCAAAAGAACTTATAGCACAATTTGCAAGTACAAAAAAGACTAATATTGAAGAAGCATCTAATAGTGTAAAGTATATAAGCAACTATTGGTCACCCGTAAAGAATTTAAACTATGTTGCAAGTTTAGCCATAAACTCTAATAAGTCTCCTACATATTTGTTTTTTGAAAATAGATATGGATTTAATTTCTTATCTCTTGAAAGCCTTTACGATTCAGATTTAGCACAGTCGTTTGTAAAAGATGATTATTCTCGCGGTGTTGATGGTAGAGGTAGATCGTTTAAAAATATAGATGAAGACTATAAACGTATTCTAGATATTAAAATAAAAAGTGTATATGACTCTATGGAAAATATTCCAAATGGAACATATGCTTCTAGAATGATTTCATTCGATTTTCTTAAGAAAAAATATAACGTTAAAGACTACAACGTCTTAGATAAATACACAACTCAAAAACATCTGAATAAAAATTCTCTGATATCAGAATATAAGCCAGCATCTCCCGTAAATGCCATATATAATCAAACTAAGCACTTTGCTATGTTTGATGGATTTACCGACACTAGTGCTAGCAGATATCTTCAAGAAAGAACTTCTTTGATTCAATTACTACAGTCTAATGTAGTTGAAATAACAGTGCTCGGCAGAACAGACTATACTGTAGGACAAAAAGTATATTTAAAAATTCCTAAAGCAACTCCTCTTGCCGAGAAAGATAGCACTGACGATGCCATAGATCCTACATACACTGGATATTATATCATCACAGCCATGAACCATAATATTGATCGTGAAAAACACGAAATCACAATGGAATTGTCTAAAGATTCTTACATAGGAAAATAAATGCTATATGTTGGCGTAGTTGAAAATAGATATGATCCAATGAAACTTGGCCGATGTCAAGTGCGTGTCGTTGGATTGCATACACACAATAGAAATGAATTGCCTACCGCAGATTTGCCGTGGGCAATGGCGATGCAGCCCGTCACGTCAGCTGCATTAAGTGGAATTGGTACTACACCAGTTGGACCTGTTGAAGGTACATGGGTTATTGTCATGTTCAATGACGAATCTAATCAAATTCCAATTATGCTTGGAACATTTGGTGGTATACCTCAGCGTGACTTTGCAGATATCACATCGTCGAACGATACACTAACATTAAAACTTGACGGCCTTGAAACTAAGACAAACCAACAGTCTGGAGTTTTAGTAGACAGTTCAGGAGAACCTGTAGTAGATGGTAGTGGTCAACCTGTGGCAGCTGGAGACGTAGTACAGTCTATTGAATCTAATACACTAAAAAGAGCAGCTGACTTTAATGTATCTAAAGGTGCTATTGATGTCATTAAACAATACGAAGGCCTTCGTTTAACTGCATATCAAGATTCTGTTGGCATATGGACTATTGGATATGGAACAACAATGATTAATGGACGTCCAGTTGTTCAAGGTATGACAATTGGAAAAGAAGACGCTGAATTATATTTGCAAAGTCACGTTGATGAAGTTGTAAAACCAACTCTTAAGAGAAATGTAAGAGCTCTCATCACTCAATCAATGTTTGATGCTTTAGCTTCTTTTGCATATAACGTGGGTACCGGCGCTCTTAGTAAGTCGACACTACTGAAAGATCTTAATTCAAGTAAGTATCTTGATTCAGCAGCAGGTTTTATGCAATGGACTAAAGCAGGTGGAGTTGAACTTGCAGGATTGGTAAGACGTCGTAAAGCTGAAAAAGATTTATTCTTAAAAGATGGTTTACCAAATGACGCTGGAGAAGTTACACCCAACCAACAGCAAGAACTTCCCCAAGATGTTCAGAATGCTCAACAAGCAAATCCTGCCGCGGGCAACACATCGAATGCTACAGCATCAAAGCAAGTAGTAATTGGATTTTCAGATCCGTCCGGCAAATACCCATTATACTACAGCGAACCAGATACAAACAGACTAGGTAGACACGAAGAAATTCAAAAGACTGTTGTCTATAAGAAAGAAGCTTCGTTAGACAAGGGCGTTGAGATCGCGGGCGGAGGCACATGGGATCAGTCGCCTGTTCCGTACAATGCTCAGTATCCATTTAATCACGTCATGCAGTCTGAGTCTGGCCACGTATTAGAATTTGACGACACTCCTAATTCAGAGCGTGTTCACATCTATCATAAATCTGGCACCTTTACAGAGATTGACGCTAATGGTACTCAAGTAAATCGCATCGTTGGTGATGGTTATACTATTATTGAACGTAATGGATTTGTTCATATTCAGGGAACACTAAACGTGACCGTTGAAGGCGCACAGAATGTTCTAATTAAGAATGGAATGAATCTTGATGTTTATGGAACTACAAACATTAATGTCTATAACGACGTAAATCTTAATGTCAGTGGGTCCATGAACGCTTCTATTGGAAGCAATTTTAATGTTAAAGCTGCTGCTATTAAATTGGAAGCTGACTCTATTGACATGTTCTCAAATGGAGGCGTAAATATTCAGGCTGCAGGGGAGACAAATATTCTTTCGGGCGGTAATATTAATCTTGAAGCTCCACAAATTCATGGGGCTAATGGAGCAAGTGGAGCTGCAACAACTGGTCTTGGAGATGCTCCAGCAGCTAAAGAAGTTTCTGTTCCAGAATTTAATCAATTAACTGTAATCACACGTGAATCTCAGGCTGCAGGACAGTACGAAACTCCTGACGAAGGAGATCCTACTGCATATCAACAGCGGCAAATTCAAACTGGAGCTATTAATCAAGAGAATTTAAATTCTGGAGAACAACAAGCAGCAGAGGCTCCTCCAACAAATGCCGTGCAACCTGCAGGCGCAAAATGCGATGCTATCTTTAAGATGACTTCATTTGATGTAGCAATGCCACTGTCGAAGAATTTTACACTTAGTGCGTTAACTAAAAAAGGCTCTAGAATGCCTGTGGCTCAGCTTGGATTAACACCTCAAGAAATTGTATGTAACCTTAAAGGCTTATGTGAGAATGTACTTGAAGTTGTGCATGACTACTATCCAAATATGATTATAACTTCAGGTTTTAGAAGACCTGGCGATATTCCACAATCTTCTAAAACCTCAGATCACTATAATGGTCAAGCTGTTGATATTGTTATTCCAAACTTAGATCGTGCTGGTCATTACGAAGCAATTAAGAAGCTTCAAACTTTACTACCATATGACCAATTGATTTTAGAATATTCTGGTGCTAAAACTGTTTGGATTCATTTCTCGTTTAAGTATACTAATGGTAGAAAACAAGTGTTTACTATGAGAGATCATCACAGAATTGGTAACATGGGTCAATTAGTGTTGGTAACATAATGGCTTCAGTTTCTGCAACTATTACTTATCCAACACAACTGCCAGCTATTCCTTGGGATCGTGGTCAACAGGTTGTTGAAGGTGACCCATTAGCATTAGCTTTTATGGGAGTATATGACAACTCTGCATTTAGTGCAAATGTAACATTTGGCATTGTTCTTCAAGAAGGAGATGCTAGTACATACACAATAACTAGCGTGCAAGTTGCGCTACCATTTAATGCTGTTAAATATGACGATACTGATGGCACTGTAGCTGAACCTATAGATTTAGGTTTGTCATACACTGTAGCAGGATCGACTGTGTCTATAACTGGTCAAATAAAAGGTCTTTTAAATGAATACTATACTTTTGTTATGAAAGATGGAAGTGTTCGAGATCTTCCGATAAATAATAATGAGGACTGGGCCGCGGTAGTAAAATGGTCAGTGCCTGCTCGCAAAGAAATAGGTGTTTCATATTCATTTGTGGTAACATACGTTGATGAACTTCTAACAGAGTATCAGAGCACAATCATTATTCCTCAATGGATCTATTGGAGTTGGCAAACTTCTTTACAAGCACTAAATGACTTTGTTAAGGCTGGAGATATTTGATGGCAGCAGTAGCAAGACTTAAAGACTCAGTATTTTCTGCGACAGGCATTGGTCACAAGTGTAGAGCTCCTAGAACAATTTCAATAGCCTCAGCATCGTCTAGATTCTTCGCGGATGGAATAGGAATTGCACGGGGTGGTGTAGATACTGTAGATCCACATAATAAAAGTGGATGTGTTCCAGACACAGACCTCATCATTAAGTCAAGTTCTAGAGTTTTTATAGAAGGTAATCCTGCTGCACGAATTGGAGATTCCGCGGCAAGTGATAACACATTAATTGCCGGAAGTTCAAGAGTATTCTTTGGATAATAATAAATAACAAATGGCTACAAGAAATACACGAATCTTTTCAGATCTAGATCTAAACTTTGATGCTCATCCAGTCTCGGGTGACATAGTAAAGAAGTATGACGAGAATGCTATTAAGCAATCCATCAAGAATCTAATTCTAACACAAAACTATGAGCGACCATTTCACAGTGAAATTGGTTCTCAGATAAAGTCGTTACTATTTGAATTGCCAACTTCGATGACTTCGTCGTTGATTAAAAGACAAATAGTTGATACGATCTCAAACTTTGAACCTAGAGCTAATATTCTAGACGTGACTGTCTTATTAGCGCAAGATAACAATGGTATATACTGCACGATTGTATTCACAGTATTGAATACAACTACACCTGTTAGTGTAGATCTATTTTTAGAGAGAACACGATAAATGGCTAGCAATAAAATCACAACAACAGAGTTAGACTTTGATAACATCAAAACTAATTTAAAAACGTTTTTGCAATCACAGTCTGAATTTAGTGATTATAATTTCGATGGCTCGGGTCTGTCTGTTCTTCTAGACGTCTTAGCATACAACACTCATTATAATGCTCTTTACACAAACCTTGCTATTAATGAGATGTTTTTAGATTCAGCAAGTAAACGTGACAGTATTATTTCTATTGCTAACAACTATGGGTATTTACCTAAGTCACGTAGATGTGCTACTGCACAAATTTCGATGACAGTTCCAGTAGGAAGTTCAACAAGTCAAACATTACTTATTCCAAAATATACTTCTTTTAGAGCTTCTTCAAGTGGTTTCGAATATGTCTTCTATACTCGTGATGATAATATTGCAGGTAAAATTGGCAGCAACTATATATTTGATACTTTTACTTTATATGAAGGAACTCCAGTTATTGAGAAATTCAATACTGTAGAAAATGTTGAATACTTGTTACAAAATAATAATATTGACACATCGACAATAAGAATCTATGTACAGCCAAGTGCTACAACTCTGGAAGTTGAGGCATATGTTCACGCTGAAAGCATTATTAATCTTACCGACACAAGCAAAGTATTCTTTGTTCGAGAGTTAGAAGATGGAAAATACGAAGTAAGATTTGGTAAAAACAATCTTGGCTTTGAGCCCGAAGTTGGTTCTGTTGTTACTATCGAGTATATGGTAACAACTGGCGAAGAAAGTAATGGCATGAAACTATTTTCATACAATGGTTCAAGTCTTTCTGGTACTCCAACTATTACTCTAGTTTCTCAAGCAATTAATGGCGCTGAGGCAGAAAGTGACGATGAGATTCGTTATAACGTTTCGCGTAAATTTAGAACACAAAACAGAGCAGTTACTGCCGAAGACTATATTGATATTATTAAGACTAATTATTCTGATATAGATTCGATATCATGCTGGTCTGGTGACGAATCAACCCCTCCTCAGTATGGTAAGGTGTTCATCTCAATTAAACCAATTTCAGGTCCTTTCCTTATTCCTTCTGAAAAATCTTACATTACTGAGATTGTGCTAAAACCTAGAGCTGTGATAGGTGTTTATCCAGAGATTATAGATCCTATTTACAACAGACTAGAGATTAACAGCACGGTGTATTACAGTCCTAATGAAACAAATAAGACTGCTTCAGACTTAACAGACATTGCTCGTACAGCAATTATAGACTATAATAACACATATCTTGAAAAGTTTGATGGCATTTTGCGATATTCAAGATTTATATCTGACATAGACAACAGCGATGCTGGAATTAAAAGCAATATTACTACTGTTAAAATTCGTAGAACTATTGATGTAATTTTTGATAACTACGCAAAATATGTTGTAGAGTTAAATAATCCAATTTATGATTCTGGTGTTCCAGAAGAAGCTGTAATAACTAATGGGTTTTTTATAGACGACACTGAAACTATTCATTATATTGACGACGATGGCTTAGGTAAGCTAAGACTTTTCTACTATAGCGCTGATACCTTTCAAAAAGTATTTGTTAATAGTAATTGTGGTAGTCTTAATTATGACGCTGGAATGATTACCGTGGATAATATTAGGGTCGTTGGCACTGTAGAATCTAACTTAGAATTTATTGTTAAGCCTCATTCAAATGACATTGTTTCAAAGCAGAATCAGATTGTTCTCATAGATGAAAATCATTTAATTGTAACTGCAATTAGAGAAACTAATCTATCAAATAGACCATTTACGTATAGCAGATAATGAGTAAAATACAAGTAACTACTGCGTTAGAACGTCAACTTCCTGAATTCATCAGGGAGGATTATACTACGTTTGTTAAATTTGTAAAAGCCTATTATGAATTCTTAGGACAAACAAACTCTCGCAATCTTGAAGATATCAGAAGCATCGATAAAACTTTAGATGCCTTTGTTGCAAAATTCAAGAAAGAACTTGCTGCAATATTTCCAACCGCAAACATTCAAAATGAAAGAATGTTTCTTGAGCATATTTCTGATTTTTATAATTCTCGTGGATCTGTTGAATCATACCAATTGCTATTTAGAGTACTTTTCAATAAAAACTCAGATATCTTCTATCCTTCTACTCAAATATTAAAAGTCTCAGATGGTAAATGGATACAAGACAAATCTGTATTTGTGAAAGCTGTATCTGGTGATATTTTTAGCATGAAGGGTAAAATCATTACACTAAAAACTGCTAAAAAGATCATTGAAGTTTTTTGCCCAAACGTTCTATTGTATCGCGATGATATCTATGAAGTCTTTCTAGATAAACAGTATTATAACGACTTAGCAATTGGAGAGATTGTAGAGTTTAACACTGCATCTGGCGTTATTCTTCCATGCCCAGCTAAGTATAAAATTTCTAATGAGGGTGCTGGATTTGAAATAGGCTCTATATATAACTTGCCTACAGCAACTGGTAATGGTAGCACTATTAAGATTACACGCGTAGGATCTCTAGGTGAAATTAAAGCAATTCAAATAATTACTTTTGGTTTAGACTACGACACAAATTTCTATGCTAAATTAAGTAATAAGTCTACGCAGGCTTTAGCTTTTTATCATCCCATTACTCAATATATTGCTGGTACACCGAGAAATGTTAATTTAGAACCTACTGCTTCGTATGGTGTTCCAAATGAAAATCCTGCTTCTCAAGATCAGATATCAGACTATCTTAACTTTGGCTATTTTGTTAATCAAGATTATTTTTACTACGACTTAACATATGTTCCTGTAGAATTTAACGCATTAACGTCATCGCTAAGACCAGATATGGCCCAGACTGTTTGGTTCGCCGATACATCTTATGTTGGTGATATTATAGCGTCGTTTTACACTAACGAATCTGGAGTAGTAATTGACGAAGACACTGCAGAAATTAAAATAGATCTTGGTGCAGTTGCTGTTTATCCTGGATATTACGCCACAAATGATGGGTTTATTTCAGATGAAATTTACATTCAAGATGGAGACTATTATCAACAATTCTCTTATGTTGTTAAGATTGAAGAGCAATTAGAAAATTACAAAAACATCGTTAAGTCTTTATTGCAACCGACTGGTCTAAAGTTGTTTGGTGAATTCAATATCTATAAAAACTTTGATGTTATTGCAACGCCTCTATTAGCATTTATTAGAAGACAATTCTTTGATCAGATCACTCAGATTAATGATTTTACGACGTCTAACATTGGTAAATTTGTAAGTGACACATATATTGGTGATTATGCAGAAACTACATTGAAAGATGTTGGAAAGTTTCTACAAGAACCAATTACACCATTAGACGATATCTATAAAGACGTTGCTAAAATTCTTGATTGGGATACTCAGAATAATTATGTGAATCTTATAGACAATGATATTAGTGCTAAAAATGTTGGTAAAAATGTTTCTGATACATTAGTTGCGTTTCTTGAGTATGTAGAAAAGTCTTTAACTAGAATCAATGAAGACTACACTTCTATCGTTGACGGAACTATTTACAAAGACATTACAAAAGAAATTGCTCCAGAATATATCGATAGCATTTCTGATATCATATTGAAAACTATGGGGTTAAATAAATCTGAAGAACAATTTGTCTCTGAATTATTGATATTAAAAGATCTTGAGTTAACAAAAACAGAAATTTTAAACCTCATAATAGATTTACAATACAAAGATTTTACTACACAATACAGCGATAATATTGCTGCAGTACAACCAGATTCTAAGTTTTTAGATTGGTCAAGTGGTGTTAATGGTACTTTCTATAAGACTCTAAGTTTTGAAGAAGTGCTGTTTCAAAGAATAGTTGATTACAAGAGAGATCCATCTGATATCTCTACAATCATTGAAAATTCTTTTAATAGAGACATTGCAACTGCACAAAGTGATAGTGTTCCAATTGGATTTGCTATATCTAGAATAGTTGATTATATTAGATCTTTTGGTGATAATATTACGGGTGTAGGCGAAGAAGTAGATATTGTGCGAGCAATAATTCTCAGCGATGATATTGGACTTGCAGAAGCTGTTTCCACAGTAAGAGCATTCGTAAGATCTTTTGCCGATGATATACAAGCACTAGAAGCAATATCAAAAGTTTTTACTATGTCAACTATTCAAGATAGTATGACTATATCAGAAGGTCAATTTTTCATAGGATTGTTATATAATCGTTCGTTCGAAGATTATATAAATAGTTTTATAGAAGGAAGCACGCTATATTTTGATCCATATAGCGCAACAACAACAACTGCTGAACTCACAGATGATTATTTTTCACAAGAGTATGCAGTTGTATCAACAATTAGTATAACATAAAGGAAATCAAATGATTTTAATCCCACAATTTAGAAATATCGTAGAAACAACAGGTACGCTAGCGATTGTTCACACAGACGCTGATGGTAATCTTAAAGATAACCGTTTCTACTCAAACATCGTTACAACAATTGGTAAGCAATGGCTTGCTGCTCGTATGAAAGATACTGTTGCCGGTCATACAATTCCAGCGCAAATGTCTCATATGGCATTAGGTGGCTCTGGCACCGGCGGCACTAGCAACAATGGCGTTGGTACTAACCCAGTTAAAACTACTCCTGTGATAGGCGATACAGCTCTTACAACTGGTGGATCTCCAGCTCTTTCTGAGCTAGCTCGTCAAGGTTTAACTGTTCTCGGTGGCTCTTTCCCACAAGGTTATTCTGGTGGTTTGCCAATTACCGCAGTTATTACGTATGCTTCTACTTTTGCTGCTGGCACTGGTACTGGAGCTTTAGTTGAAGCTGGTATTTTCAATGCTGCTTCCGCTGGTACTATGCTTTGCAAAACATCTTTTGATGTTGTTAACAAGCAAACTGCTGATACTATTGCTATCACTTGGACAATCAACATTCAGTAATTGAATAATGGCTACATCCCTACTTAAATTCTCCTTTAAAACCGGTTTAATTAAATCGGTTATTTCAGAAATTGCTTCTAATATTAGCAAGTATTACTATACTTTTGGAAAGGCTAACCCTTGGTTTTCTATTAGTGGTGTTACTGCTACTGTAGTTGCAAATTCTAATACCGTTATTCTTACAAGTGGCACTACAACCGGTTTTAAACCAGGTCAATTAGTTACACAGACTAGCGGTATTGGTAGATTATCTGCAAATGCTAAAGTAGAATCTATTGTTTCTTCTACACAATTTATTGTGACAGAAGCGCATGTGACTAGTGGGGCTGTAACATTCAGTATTGATGATGAAACAGTTGTTGAAGAAGCTATAGATTCATATGAATATGAGATCGGTGTTAGAAATAACGCCATTCTCTATAAACAAATTGACGCTAACGACGTTGCTCCAGTTATTACAAGAATTAACTGGACATCGGGATTTGTTTTTGATATGTATCGTGAATATACTACAGACACTCCTTCTTTTAATGGTGCAACATCTATCGACACAGCTCAATTTTATGTACTGACTGATCAGTATCGTGTTTATAAATGCTTAGACAATAACAATGATAGTCCTTCATCTGTTAAGCCAACTACTACCTCAAATATACCGTTTACTTTAGCGGATGGGTACATTTGGAAGTATATGTATACTATTCCAATTACTCTCAGAAATAAATTCTTATCAACAACACTGATGCCTGTTGCTAACGCTTTAACGACTCAATTTTATTCTAGCGGAGCAATAGTTGGCTACTCAATTGAGAACCAAGGTTTAGGTTATAACAAAACATCTTACAGAATAGATGGATTTAAAATCATCAATGGTGGTACTGGATATGCTGCTCCTTCTATTACTATCACAGCGCCAGATCAACCCGGTGGCACAACAGCAACTGTTTTAAGTGTCACGGTCGTATCTGGTGTTATAACTGCTATAACGATGAATCAAAAGGGAGATGGTTATTCTTATTCTCCAACGTTTACGATAGTTGGTGGTAACTCATCACAGGCTATAATCGAACCTATAGTTGTACAAACTAGCACAAGTTATACTAAATTGACAGTTGACGGCGATGGATATTTAGAAGAAAATCCTTATGAAGTCGAATCTATTGAAATCTTAAATGGTGGTACAGGATATGGATCTATTGATTTAGCTTTTACAAATCCAGATCTTCCAAATGGAGTTAAGGCTGTTGCTACTGTTACAATTGTAGCTGGTGTTGCTACTGCAGTAGCAATTAACAACAGTGGATATGGTTACTCAAATCAATTCAATTCTATTACAGAAGACCCTAACGCCTCAAATGTGGTTACATATGGACAAACAAACTTAGCAGGAACACTAGGATCTGGTTTTCGATTTAGAGTTATAAACAAAAAAAATAATGCAGTAATTGAACCAATTATAAACACTGATGGTCAAATAGAACAAATTAGAGTGATTAAACCAGGTATTGGATATACTTACGCAAGCGTTAAAGTTGAGAATTTTAATGATGGACCAGAAGATCCAACTGAAGAAGCTTCTATATTATTAGATTTTAGTGTAGGTTCAATTGAATCAAACCAATCTACGGTTGAAATTACTGCAGTTCCAGGCGCAATAGACGCAGTATATGTAAAGAGTGCTGGTTTTGGATACGTGACAACACCAACTGTAGAGATCGTTGGAAATGGAACTGGTGCAACGGCTAGCGCTCAATTAGACGCATTTGGACGTATTCGTAAAATTAATATTAATAATTCTGGCATAGGTTATACAGAAGCAACTGCAGTGATTACTGGATTTGCAACAGAAGACGCAGTACTAGATGTAGTTCTTCCACCTAAAGACGGCCATGGCAGTGATGCTATCTCTGAATTGTACGCAAAAACTATTTTATTTAGAACAAATTTATTTAAAGATACAATTTACAGACAAGCAATTAGTAACTCGTTTAGACAAGTGTGCTTAGTAAAGAATCCTAAAGCTTTTAATGCTAGAACAAATCTTAGATTGGGTATTGCTTCGTCTGCATTGTTAGTAATAGGATCTAATTCCCAAGTAGGCTTTGGTGAAATAGCAGTCAATGATATTCTTACAAAGGGCAACAGCAGATTTTTAGTGATTAGCAAATATGAAGATTATGATGAGAACAATGATGCTATGTTATTAGGATATCTAGATAGCACTTTAGTATCTGCAGGAGATACTATTGGCAAACAAGGCGCAAACTTTTCTGTTAACAGCGTAATATTGCCGGGTGTAAATAAATTCTCGGGTGAAGTACTAACCATAGACAATAGAGTTAAATTTAGCCCGTCAGCAGATCAAATCGTTATTGCATCAAACACTATTACCTTCTAAGTCCATATAAATAACATATATTGACTCAACAACTTAAGAGAAGAGAACTATGGCATTAGATTTAAACGTATCTCCTTTTTACGATGACTATTCTGAAAACAAAAAATTCTATAGAATTTTGTTTAGACCAGGATACTCAGTTCAGGCGAGAGAGTTAACTCAACTACAAACAATTCTTCAGCAGCAAATTGCTCGTCATGGTGATCATGTCTTTAAACAGGGATCAATGGTTATTCCTGGCCAGATAGCATATGACACTGATGTTAAGTATATTAAATTAGTTAATTATACTGGGATTGATACGTACTTAGCGTCAATTGCTGGTAAAGAAATTACTTCAGAAGGCGGTTTAGTTGCTGAAATTATTGATTACAGTTTAGCTGGAACAGATCCTCAGACTACTATTTTTGTTAAGTATAAAAATTCTCTTCAAGACGGCTTTGGACGAAACATTTCAGAGTTTGAAGTTAACCAAGTTTTAAGAGCAGTCGATAATACTATAAGTGGATCTATTACAACTGCAGACGTTAATCGCCCATCTGGTAAGGCTTCTTCAGCTACTATCAAAAAGGGTGTGTATTACATTAACAATAACTTTGTTCTAGTTGATGATCAGGTTATTATTCTTGATAAGTATGATGCTGAGGGATACTTAGGACCCTCATATAGAGTAGGTCTTCAACTAACTGAAAGTGTAATTTATCCAGAAGATGATGAATCGCTGCTAGATAATGCATTAGGTTCTCCTAACTATGCAGCACCGGGTGCTGCCCGTTACTTTATGGATCTTGTATTAACTAAGATCACTTTAGCAGAAGCTGAACCAGATAACTTCATTGAGTTGCTACGTTTAAAGAATGGTGTAGTAGAATTTAAAATTGACCGTTCGCAATACGCTGAATTAGAAAAGACATTAGCTCGTCGCACATATGACGAGTCTGGAGATTATGCTTTATCACCGTTCGGTATTCAAGCACGTAATTACAGAAACAACTTTAGAAATGGGTGGGCCGCTGCTGAAAAATATATTCAAGGCGACATTATAAGAACTACTATTGGTGATGGAATTGACTTTTATTATTTTACAGCAACTATTGCTGGCTTATCTGGTAATAGCGCTCCTTCGTTATCAAGAGCGCGTGATGGTCTTGATGATTATACCACAGACAATCAAGTTAGATGGGAATATACACAACTTCCAAACTTTAATCAAGGTATCTATAGCTTTAACTCTGGTGATTCAGCCTTTACAGCCTTTACTTTAAATGATCATATCCGTTTAGATGGAATGTTAGCATACGGAGTTGAAGCTGGCAAAGCATATGTTCGTGGTTATGAAATTGAAAAGCTAGCGACAGAGTATCTACCAGCTAATAAGTCACGTGATTTGCCTGCTGGTTCAACAGCTCTTGCTAACTACTTAGGAATTCCTAATTTTAATAGAAACAGTTCTAATGGACTAGACGCAGTTACTAATACAGTGTCTGTTAAGCAAACCACAAACATTTATACCTCAATGGGGTCGTATGTTTTAGTTAAAGATGTTGCTTTTGCGCCAGACTTAGTAAATCTTCCACAAGTTAATTTGTACAGTGTTGTAAAAGGTTCTGCTTCTGATACTGCTATTCCTAGTCATATCATTGGTAAAGCTAGAATTCGTGCTATCGAATCACATGGTACTTTAGAATCTACACCAGTTTACAAATTATTCTTGTTTGATATTCAAATGATATCTAATAAGTATTTTAAAGATGTAAAAGCAATTGGTTCGTTGACTGGAACATATTCATTTCTTTCTAATGCATTTATTCCAACCGGTTCTACAGATTTAATTCTAAATGATCCACAAAGATCATCTTTATTGCATACTTTACCAAACTATGCAATTAAAAAAATTGTTTCTATGGACTATATTGTTGTTGTTCCATTTACACAACAAATTTCTACCAGTCCATCTGGGGAGGGTGACTTTGGTGTTATAACTCTTACTGCTCCATCTGGTGGATATACATTTGAAGATAGTGCAGAAAGCAGCAATTACATTGTTGTCAGATTAAATACTGCTACTAGCCCAGGTGCTATATTGATTGCACCTACAATTGCAGTCGGAGGGAATGGCACAACAGTTTCTATTAGTGGTCTAGAAAAATCTAAACTGTATACAGTGTTTGCAACTCTTAAGAGATCTAACTCTCAAACTTCAACTTCAACAGTTCAAGTAACAAACCAAACAGAGGTCTTTACAACTGAAGCTACTGCAAGATCATCTGAAATTGTTTTACAGAAAACAAATGGATATCGTATAATTTCTATCAAGATGGCTCCTGCAGGCTTCGGTGCTTCGGTTGGATATGATATTGATATCACTAATAGATACACCTTCAGCAATAATAGTGATGTGTCTTCTGTTGGAAAAATTTCTCTTACCTTGCAAGATGGTGCTCCATTGCCAACTGGTTCAATTGAAGTTAGATATGAATATCTTAACGTGAGTGGCGGTCCTGGCGACGTAGTAGCTGTAAACTCATATGTAGCTGCAAACTCTGGGCTTAGATACGATGAAATTACGTCAGTGAATGGTGTTCAATTAAGAGATGCTATTGACTTTCGCCCTCGTGCTAGCACAACAGGCTACTTTGAAACGTATTTCCCAAAGTTTGGCCAATCAACAACTGTTGAATATACGCACTACTTACCAAGAATCGATAGTGTTTCATTAACATCCACTGGCCAATTTATCACTAGTGCTGGAGTTCCAAGTCTTAAAGCTGTTGAACAAAATATTCCAGCCAATTCAATGAAACTAGCTCGCATTTCTTTAGAACCATACACATTTGATCTTGATTCAAATAGTGTTCGTATTGATCGTGTAGAGAATAAGCGTTATACGATGCGCGATATCGGTAAGCTTGAGAGAAGAGTGCAAGACTTAGAATACTATACATCATTAAGTCTATTAGAGTTAGACACTAAGAATATGCGCATTGTAGATTCTGACGGTTTAGACAGATTCCAAAACGGTTTCATCGTTGATACTTTCGATGGTCAAGGTATTGGCAACTCATCTTCTCCTGAATGGAATGCTTCTATTGATTTTAATAGGAAAGAACTACGTCCGTTCTTTAATCAGCGCCAGGTTGATTTGCTAGAAAACGTTAATAAAACTACTAAAACATATAAAGTATCTGGTGATTTAGTAACACTTCCATTTAATGAAGTTTCACTGATTAATCAACCAAAAGCTTCTCGTCGTGAGTTTGTTAATCCATATGCGCTTTATTCGTATATTGGAGTTCTGTCACTAACACCTTGGTCAGACACTTGGTTCTCTACAGAACGCCGTCCAGATATCGTGTTAAACGACGAAGGTCAATACAATGCTATAGTATCTATGGCTGAGCAACAAGGAGTTCTTGGCACCGTTTGGAATTCTTGGCAAACAGTATTCTCTTCAAGTAAATCACTTGGCGAGAGAATGGACACTCTAAACAGATGGTCAGAAGCAAATACCGTAGTTCTTAATGACGGCAATAATGGTGGAACTTTCTGGAGAGCACGTTCTGATTTTACTGCAGATGAGTTAGTTGCTATTGGTGTTGATCCAGCACTAGCAGGTAATCAAAATGCGTTGAACTCTTCTGGTGCGGCCGGGTTGCGCGTAGTTACTATTGAAACACAAGCTGTAGAAACTACTGCTAAGCGTAGTGGTGTAAGATCTTTTGTAGTAGATAAAGTAGATTCTAGAGTACTAGAAGATCGAGTTGTTGATACTAAGATCGTTCCATATATTCGTCCAAGAGCTATATTAGCGCGCGGCTTTGGATTCAGATCTAACACTAGACTATATAACTTTTTTGATGGTACTAATGTTGATCGTTATGTGCAATGTGCAACTCGTATTGAGTATACTAAAATTTCTGGCAAGCACGACACATTCACTACTACACGAAACTGTGGTTCAAACGTTCAAAATGCTGAACGCTTAGTAAGTTATGCAACCGGTTTGTATATGACTGGTACAGTTACTGTAACAAATGGTTCTACAGCTGTAGTTGGCTCCACAACAGCTTTTACAACTGAAATTTCCGCGGGAGATACTTTCTTTATTGGTAGCGATGCTTATATAGTAGCTGCAGTACCTAGTAACACAAGCTTGACTTTGAAAAATGCATACACAGGGACTACAGCTTCTGCAATTGCAGCAACTGTAAAAAGCACTAAACACTCTAACTTAGAAGTTGAACTTGCGTTTAGTCATGGTGAAGTTATTAAAGAATATGATGCATCTAACGTTGCTACTGGTCGCACAGCAATTGTTGTTGGTCAAGAAATAAACGCTGGTAAATATTACGTTTGGGTTCTTAATGAGCGCGGCGATAATAAATACAGCACTGCAACTGGTCATTACCTTGAGGGCGAGTATACTGATGTTCTTAGCTCTAAGCCAAGAATCAAATTTGTTGCGAGAACAGTATTTGACAATTTAACTTCTAGTGCAACTGGTCAAGTTAATGGTATCTTTAGAGTTCCTAATAACCCAATCGACAAGTTTAGAACTGGTACTCGCGAGTATCGTTTAACAGACAGTCCATCAAATGCTGCCAATGAAACTACTTACGGTGCAACATACTATCAAGCGAACGGACTAGTTGAAGTTAAACAGCGTACTATTATTTCAACTAGAACTGCTGAAATTGTTTCAGAAGTTGTGTCGGATGATAAAACTGTTATCAATGTGTCAGATCGCGTAACTGCTGATTCTGGCTGGTTTGATCCATTAGCTCAAACCTTCTTAGTGCAAAATGAGGGTGGTTGCTTTATTACATCTGTTGATTTATACTTTGCTGCAGTTGATCCAACTGGTAAAATTCCAGTTAGAGTTGAAATTCGTGAAGTTGTGAATGGATATCCAGGTAAAGTGGTATTGCCATTCTCGCGTGTAAGCAAGCAGGCTGCAGATATTAATGTTGACTCTATTGCTGGTACCACTGCAACAAACTTTAAATTTAACTCTCCAGTATATTTGCAAAATGGTACAGAATATGCGTTAACAGTACTTTCTGATTCTAATGCATATGAAATGTGGATTGCTCAAACATTAGAAACTGATGTTATTAGTAAAGCTGTTATCAATTCTCAGCCATATAATGGTGTACTATTTAAGTCGCAGAATGCTTCTACATGGACAGCAGATCAAACTCAGGACATGAAGTTTAAAATCTATCGTGCAGAGTTTACAAGCACTTCAGCTGATATTGAATTCATTCCTCCAGAAAATAAAGCTAAAGCTCTTGCATTTAATCCGCTCAACTTTATTGAGAATGGTACACAAATGCGTGTTACCCATCGTGACCACGGATTTAGACCTCTAGACACAGTGACTTACACAAATCGTCAGATTACTACATTTGTTAATGGAATTCCATCTGCGTATCTGTTTAATACTCCACTAACTGTTTCTAACATTGAAACAGATATGTACATGGTAGAATTAAATTCAATTCTTCCAAAATCTACATCATCACTTGCTATTGGAACTGGTGCTAGAACATTTGTGCTAAGCACAAATTATGCTAGAGCTAAATTTGATGCTTTTAGAACTGGTAATACTGTAATTAGATTTACAAGATTCGATACAGCAAACAATGTGATTTATGATAATACATATATGGAAGGCACTATTACTAGTGTAACTGATACAAGTATTATTATGAATATAACAAAGGTTGGAAGTGTCACAGGAACATTTAACTCTTGGATTTTATCTTCAACTACATCTGGACAAACTGGCGGAAGTTATATTTCAGCAACTGAAAACTATGAGTTTCAAACGGTGCTAATGAATGGTAATACAAACGTTCTTCC